AAATATGATCGAGATTATATCAGTAAAAGATATCAAAGACGCAACACCAGAAGAACTGGAAGAACTTCGTCGGAAAGGATTCCTTCCGAAAACCGGATCCAAAAGAATTTCCGGGAAACCACTTACTCCATATGAAAGAACCAGAGCGCAGGTGGCTGCTACCGGGAATAGATGGGCAATGGAGAACTTCTACGCCACACACAGCTGAAAGGTGATGCATTATGGCGAATTTATATAATTTGTGCAGAAAGGACGGGACAGTGATGGAATACTCCATCACTGCATCCGACATAGCAAAGAGAATTGGATGCGATCGACAGGATATCTATTCTTCAGCAAGCTATGGGCTCCTGATCAAGAAAGAGTATTATGCAGAAATTACAGACCGTCCGTTGAGCTGGAAGAAAGATATTGACCTGCTGGCAGAATATGATCGAACAAGAATAGGATTCTTGAGAATGTGTGGGAAATTATGAATGCAGAAGAAACAAAACGGTGGAAGGCGAAGCAGCTCCGCTATAAAAAGCCAATAGTCCGGGATTTGAACTTGGACAAGATACAAGAGGATTTATGGAATATCGCTGAAGAATGTGAAAACATTCGTTGGTACACAGATTCTGATGATGGAAACGACTCTCTTATTAATGCCTTGGATGGGGATGAAGACGAAGCGTATGAGTTTAAAATGGCATTTGCTGACCTGTGTGCCGAATGCGAAAGAATGCAAGAGGATTTGCAGGAAGAATGGATTCCAAATTGTTTCGATATATTTTTCGTGGCTGCAGGTGCAGGGG